ATATTTAGGTGCTAGTTACATACCTCAAGCTCAAATGTTATCTGCATTAGCTCCCGGTCAGACTGCGGCGGCTCAAGCACAGCAAGCTCAGTTGTACGGTACAGGTTTGTTTGGTGAAGCTACTGCTTCTGGTATTGATGCACTGTTGGGTGCAGGTCTTGGACAGGCTAACTTGATGGGTGCGGCAGGTACTGGTTTGTTGTCGGGTTTGTTTGCTAACCCAGAAGCTTCAGGAGAAGGGAGCCGAAGCAATCCAATTAGAGATATTTACGATTATATTACAAACGTAATTGGAGGTTAATGATGGCTAGGTTTGGTAGAAGTTTTGTTCAAGCTGCGACACAGCCTCAATATGCTCAGGGGTTGTTTACTGCTGCACAGCAGATGGGTGCTGCTCCGGGTCGTCGCAGAGCTAAGGAAGAAGAAAGAAAAGCGTACTCTATGTTAGCTGGTATACAAAGCGACATTTATTCAACAATACAAAATGAAGATTTAACAGACGCAGAAAGAGCTTCTCGTTTAGATGAGCTAAAGAAAAGTGCTTTGGGTGCTGCTGAGAATATAGAAGCTATTAATCCTTTGACTGTTGAGGGCATGGTACGTACCGCTAGACGTGATGTATTTGCTGAGCAAGAACAACGACGACAGTCAGAAAGAGCTGATGAGCGTCTTGAACTGTCATTTGAAAATTTAGGACTACAAAAAGAAGCTGCTGCTAGAGCTGCTGAAAAACATAAAGAGTTTATAGGAACTGCTGCTTATAGACAAGCCCAAAGAGATTTTGAAACTAATCAACAGCTTCACACAACAATGGTACAAGCTGCTGAAGGTTTTTCAACAACAGAGCAAGGTAGAGAAAATTTTATCAAGGCTTATGGTGAAGATAAAGTAGGTATTTTTGACGCTATTAAAACAAAGAACGACACTGCTGTAGCGCAACGAGATAGAATATTAGCGGATGCTGAGCAAGGTAAGTTTACATTTACTAAAAATGATCTTATGGAAAAACACGGCTTTGACGAAAAAGGAGCTGACAATTTGCTAGCCGTTGCTAAACAATCTCCAAAAAGAGCTTCTGAAATTTTTGCTAATTATTTGTTTAAGACACAAAAAAGAGTAGAAGTTCCTAGTGCATATGTATCTTTGTTCCAAGATGCTGCAATGTCTCAAATAGAACAAAAGATTTTTGAGACCGATGAAAAATTTGAAGGAAGGGCAGCAAAATTAGCTCTAGATGCGGCAGACGCTTATGTTAAATCAGGAGGTAATTTTGAAGCGGCCATGAAGGCTATTACAGGAGGATCTGTACAAAGCGATGAAGAACAACAAGAAGAAGACGGTATGTCACAACTAAGAAAATTTGAAGAGCAATATACGACAGTGGATGATGCTAAAGAATCATGAACTTTCCAATAATAAAAGCTAAAGACATCAAGGCAGGAGAAAAACTTCGTGAAGCTTATGCTGTGGTGCAGAGGCTTGAGGAAAGCGACGCTCCTGAAGAAGTATTAACTAGAGCAAAAGCTATTGTAAAAGAGTTAGAGGCTCCTGTTACGGCTGACGAAGATAGCTTGGATGTTATTAGACTCAGAGTAGCTGAAGCTGATAAGGTAATCTCTAACCTTGTCAAAGCTGACGCACCTAAAAATGTCATCGCAAAAGCGCAAGAAATTCGTAGAGAATTAGCAGATCCTCTAGACTCAACAGAAGAGATTCGGGCAGTAGCCGGTACAGCTTTGGAGGGTCTTAGTGCGGGTATGTTAGGCGATGAGTTTAGAGCCTATGCTATATCTTCACTAACTGGTGCTGACTATGACGAGCAGCTAGAAGAAGAACGACGAATAGAAGCAGATTTCTTTCACGATAATCCCTTGGTTGCTAACGCTACGTTAATTGGTGCAAGTTTTCTACCGTCTGGTTTGTTATTAAAAGCCGTAGGGACAGGTAAGACAGCGTTGCAAGGAGCATCAAGAGGTCTTGCTCTTGCTGGTGGGGAAGGCGCTGTATATGGTTTTTCTGAAGGCGAGGGCGGCTTTAAAAATCGTTTAGAAAACGCTGCAACTGTAGGTGTCTTTAGTGGGGTGTTAGGTGCAGGTGTTGGTGGTCTTGTAGGTCGCGCAGAAGGTAGATCGTTAGCACGTATAGAGGCAGAACGTGCCGCTGAAGAAGCTCGAAAAGAAGCCGTCAAACTACTCAATAAACCTAACAGTAACCACGACGAAGTTATTGGCGCTTTCCAGAAAGAAATGGACGAAGTTGCTCTTGACATTATGGTTAAAGAAGGTCGAGATCTTAACGGTCTTGATTACGGTAAAGCTCTTAAAGAAGCATCAAAAAACACTGGTATAAGTATCAACCGCTTACGTCACGCTGAGTCTGCTCGTGGTAGAAGTGTAATTAACTTTGACAACTTAACAGCTAAAGAGCTTAGAGAAAGAATAGGAACACTGGCAGATGAAACAGGCTTTGTTAATGGCAGGTACAGACCTAATCAGTTTACAGCTTGGGTTGATGACAAGCTTCGGGATGTAGGTATTCTTTCTGAGAAGCAAGTAAGTAAACGCTTTGGCGCTCAAATGAGACGGACTGCTTCTTTGATGGCTCGTAACCACGCAGCAACAGAAAATGTATTAGCAGGTAAAAATATACAAGCATTTAACAAAGCATTAGAAGATGATTATGCAGTACGTATGCACATCTTAAATATGTCTAACATTGATGCTGTTAATCCGGCTGCTAACATTGCAGAAAGAGCTGCTTCTTACCGGCAAGCAAAAGCAATGTTGGCTAGAAATTACGGTGAAGATGCTGCAACAGGTTTAGACGCAACGCTGGCAAAGATTCGCGCAAACTCAGCACAAAGAAGAGAGTTTGTTGACAGCGGTTTACCGGACGATCCTTACTACTTCCCTTCATTAGCTTTGTCAAAACAACCTAACACTGGTTTCAGAACAGCATCTCCTGCAAAGAAAACAAGCACAGAATCTTACGATCAAAAGCGAGGACAACTTCTCGATCCTGATCAGGCTGTTGATTATGAAAATCCTATGGTTGTTGCTAAGGATTGGTTACGTAAATCTGACTCTGAAATAGCAGCAGCTCAGACGCTTAAGCTAGAAAATTTAAATATTCGTCGTCAACGACTTCAACAAAAAGCGGCGGCTGGTGACAGAAGAGCGGCTAAGGCTTTAGCAACTTTTGAGTATCGTGTTAAGCGCGGTGATGCCTTGTACGACACACTAAAAAAAGCTGCTAGGCAAGAAGGCGCAGATATTAGAACAGCAGAAAAAGCTCAAGATATTCTTAGGTCTCTTGTTGTCATGGGTTCTAGAGGTCCAGAGGGCTGGATCAGTAACCTACGTAAGGCAGCTTACATGGGTACTATTGCTAACCCTTACTCAGCTGTTCTTAACTTAGGAGACGTGTTTAACTCAGCTGTAAACTACGGCGCAGAAAACACTTTAGAGGCGGTGTTGGACACTATCCGTAAACGTGGTGTCGATATTAACGTAGAAGATCTGGGATTGGCTAAGCAGGTAACAGGTGAGTTCTTACGTGAAGGCTCTTCTGCGGCTCAGAAAAGATTTAACAAAATGAACGAAGCTGCTTTTAAGTTGTCCGGCTTTACTGATGTTGATCGTTTCGGTAAAAACGTAGCGTTGAAGGCGGCTGTCAAGCAAGGCCAAGAGTTAGTTAGAAAAGGCCAGTTAAAAGAAAAGTACGGACATGCTTTCACTAACAATGAGTTTGAGCGGCTCAGTCGAGATCTGTTAGCAGGTAAGAAATCTAAACTTGTTACGGACTTTGCGGCTGTTCAGTTATCTAGACTACAGCCTAGTGACATGGCAGCTTTACCTAAATGGTATCTTGACCACCCCAACTGGCGTGTTCTTTATATGCTCAGGACGTTTGGTCTTAAACAGTTACAGCAACTAGAGACGTTAATTGTTAACGAGTGGAAGCAAGGCAACAAGAAAGAGGCCATTAAAAATGGTATGGCTTACGGTCTTATTGTTGGCGGTGGTAACGCTGCTCTCAACGAAAGTCGTCAGATATTAAAAGGTAACGAACCACAACTTGAAGAGATGCCTATGCGCTGGGCAGATCATATGTTAGGTGCCACAACAGTCAATACGTTCGGTGCTTACGGTCTAAGAAGAGCACAGCAGGGAGATGTTAGCGGCTTGGCTGCTTCAGTAGCTCCTGCTCCGCTTTCTATGGTGTTAGCGCCTGTAGTAGATATAGCGCAGTTTGGACCGGGAGGCACCAAAGATCTCGATGAATTCTTAGAAGACAGCAAAACCCTTGGTTGGCTCCCGTGGGGTAACCTAGTTCAAGACTGGGTAGAAGACTAGATCTCGCAGTTGTTACCGGTACAGGCTAACGTCTGTGATCCTTCAGTCATATCAGAGTTCTCAGAGATGTTCCACTCAATAGTCTCTGGGAACTCTGCCTTCAACGTCTCATAAGTCTCTAAGTCAATAGGCTCATAAGGTGCTTGTTGATAGGTATGCTCTGAGTATGGCAAGAACGACACACCACTGATCTTATCGAACTTGTTGTACAACCACTGACCCACCTCTAAGAACTCATCGTCACGATAATAACAAGTCATTGATGGCTTGTGTTCACACCAGAAGTCCTGATAGATCTCCCATAGTTCAAGTTGCTCCATAGCACCCATCTCAGAGGCCACCACAGCCCCGTCAGGAGACTTTATAGGGAAGGAGAATACCTTGGTACTGGGTGACATTACATCGTCCTCTACGGGCACTCCTGTGGCTTCTAAGACTTGGCAGAGCGGGTCTCTTGCATCTGCTCTAACTCGTCTAATGTACTGATCCGAGTATCGAGGGTGGATACCACTAGCAGAATCAACCAACTGACTAACAGTACCGGAAGGTTTAACAGCAGTAATGGCAGTGCTAGTATTAATACCAAGCTTGTTAGCCCATTCCTTATTAGTGTTAATTGCTTCTTCCTTGAGTTCAGTAAGCCAAGTTTTGAGAACACCTTTATCTCTCCTTCCTGATAGGGTTGGATGGTCCATGATACCTGTTAGTGATACACCTAGTAACGCTTCTTCCTCAGTGTTTTTCTGCCACACCTTACGAAGGTAACGGAAGTTAGTTAAGGTAGCTTGTAGAGTTCCAAGGATAGACGCAATACGTACTTTTCGTTTAAGGTCTGACAACGTATCGGTTGACCTGACAACAACTTCCGATAGATTGCAGAATTGGTTAGGTCGTAGGATGATCTCGCTACATGGATTAGTTCCAAAATCATAGGTAGCATCTCGTCGCTCGTTCTTTGCAGCTTGCTTTTGACTTGCGACTCTAGAGAACATACCTCGCTCTCCTGATCGGGACTCGTATAAACTTTTCCACTCATTTAGGAATGCCTCAAAGTCTGGCTTCTCAGTGTAACACGCACTGTTGTTTGCTAGTCCTCGTTGAGGATTGTCTTGCCACCACTGGCCTGACTTGCATCGTCGGAGTCTATCGTCAGTGAGGTTACTGAGACTGATGAGAGCGCTTCGCCGAACTCCTCCGACGACAACGATTTGTGCAATCTTACAGCAGATATCGTGACACTCGATGGAGGAAAGTTTACGTCCAGCAGCTTCCCTAAAGATTTCTGTGGTAAATTTAAAGAGATCAACAAGAGGCTCCGAACCAGACGCTCTACCTCCAAAGGTTTTAAGGGCTGCCCCCGCAGGTCGTACTCCAGATACGTCCCACTTTGGAAGCTGACCCGAATACAACAAGCTGATAAGTTCTCTGTACGCTTTAGCCCATCCAATTTTGCTGTCAGCGACGTGTATAACGGTATCGGTGTCATGAAACTCCTCTGCTACTTCTGGTAGTTTAGTTACGTACTGTCGTTCAACAGAGAAGCCTACGCCTGTACCGCACATAAGCACGTACATCATCTCATCAAACGCTTTAGGGTGATCGATAGGTAGGTAGCTACAGTTGAAGCCAGCTACGTTGTCACGGTCAAGAGCATCACCAGCAGTCATCAACGCTCTCATGCTAGGCATAACATCTAGCTCATGGATAGCGGTAAAGATCTCTGACTGATCAAACTCATTAAGTTCTACACGGTCACACCAATAGTTCAAGTATCGGTTGACTGTTTCTTCCCAAGTCTCACGGCGCTGTTCCTCTGGCAGGTAACGTGCGTAGCGGGACTTGTGAATGTACTGTTGATAGGCATCCATCAAGATTGTACCTCTCTGTCAATTAGTAGTTGTATGTAGTGCATGGCTTTACGCAGATCCTCAAGACCGTTCTTGTCGCGCCAGCGGGTGATGTACTTTACCACGTTAGCTTCACACCAATCAAGGTTATTGTCAATAATAAAGTCAATAGGTTGAATGTTATAACGTGCGTAATGTTTTCCGCCCACTTGTCTTTTACGTGCATTGTCCCACTCCTGCGGTGATGCGCTGTCAATACTCATCCGTACTTTCTCCTAAGATAATTCATACTTACAGGTAGCTCATCAAACGATCCATCGTTTACCTCGTTGAGCATCCATATTCCAGACCAGCTACCGTTCGTTTGTGGATTTAAGTAGTCTTCATCATGGTTGTAGTAGATACCAGCAAACAATCCAGTGATGTTACTACCGTCTGCTTTACGTGCGTAGGCTATGTCTCTGTCTTGTACGTGTCCCATGATGCATGACATGAACTTCTTTTGCAACATGAGCTTTGCACAGGTGACTGGTCTGCCCATGACACCGCTTGTGAAGTAGTGACAGTACGCGATGCCGTCGATGATGATTGGTTGTAGAAAAGGGATAACCTCCCATCCGGCTTCTTCCAATAAGAGATGATCATAACTCATAAGTCCTTCTAGTTTCGGATCAGATTCAATAGCTCGTTCGATCCGTTGTTCATGGTTGCCTAACAAGAATACCATCCGTGGTGTCCATGTCTTCTTCTTGTTACTACGCAAGCGTTCCTTCTCTGCTTCGATAGGCGCTAGGAAATGTTCCATAGCGTTCTGTCCCGCTCGTATGTCTCGTGTGTACCGCCGTCCTTCAAAGGACTTTTTACCTACGTCATAGCTACTGAGACTTTCCATGTCCCAGTGATCCCCCAGATGAATGATAACGTCAGGCTTTGTTGCGGCTGCATACTTACCAGCCCAGTACAAATGATCAACACTGTTACCGGGTTTTACTTGCGTGTCAGGTATTACAAGATGTCTAGTCATAGCTTCTTACTCCATCCAGCAGGACAAGTCTCCAACGTGTACCATGTGAAGCCTTGCTTTTCTGCCCATTCTTGCATGGTGTATTTAGTCCCATCAGCTCTACGTCTTGCTCCGGGCATTGGTGTTCTTGGGTTTTGAAAGATGAACACTAACTCTTCAAAGTCACCAAGACTTGCTCTTACGTCTACATACTTCCTTGCTTCAGCACGATCCCTGAATCTTCCTTTAGCTTCGATGTACAATGTACCTACACCGTCGTGATAAATAAAGTCAGGCTCATACGTTTTAACTTGAGTGTATGTAAGACCTTCAGAGTGGTACTCACACTGTTTAAGCTTTTGATGTAGGTCGTATTCAAACCAGCTATCAAAGCCTCTAGGTAGACTACGTTTCGTTCTCTTCACTTGGTCTTTCCCATAGTTGAGTAGGTTCACGACGTAACCAGAGCAGCCTAGCGTTCTCGATGACACGCTCTTCAGACTCTAACAACTCAACACATTTGTTGAACATCTCTATCTCTGATAGTCCTTCAAGGATCTTCTGAGACTTCTTATCACCAATACCATACACACCGACAATGTTATCAGCTTTGTCACCCATGATGATCTGACGATAGAAGAACAGTAACCCTTCCTCTTCATTAACAGAAGTTAGTTCACGCTTGTTGAAGTTGTAGTGTCTGCACGGTACTTGCTGGAAGTCCTTGTCGAGACTGACAATGATGCTGTCAGGGATGGCGGTAGCGTCGATAGCAATCAAGTCATCAGCTTCCTCATCTTCTGATACAACAGCATTCCACTCTTCG